CCACCATCAAAGTCATTACACACTAGAAGCTTGACATCTTCTCGGTACATTGAACCTTGAGTAACTTCAAGACTCCAACTTCCGTCGATATTTTGTGTAGACATGTAAGCATAGTCAAGTGCAGAAGAACCAGTTTTTTTGCCAGCATCAACAATAGCGATAGCAACATCATCATGAAATACAGTAACAAATGCCATATTATTTCTCCTCCAATTTTTTAGCAATAGAACCATCAGCGATAGTCCAACCCATAAGAGTGAAACCTAATAACACAAACATAAAAGCATGAAGAGTTGGCGTAGTATCAACAACAGAACCTGCGCCACCTAAAACTAAAATCAAACCAACTATTAAACGAATCATATTTACTCCCTCATTTATCAAATCAATACATAGATTATACTCCAGCGATGAAGGAAAGTAAAGCTTTTGGGCAAACTAAATGCTCAATAAAATCAATGACTTATAAACTATTTTCAATTTGCATTTATAATCAATGACTTATAACTTGTTGTTTTCAAAGAGTTTTTGAAAATAGTTTACTGAATGTATGGAAAATCTTCTTTTTGGTGTGCACATCCTTGAAATACTGCTAAAAAACCAACAATTGCTATTGCTGTTAGAAATTTACGCATTTGTTATCCTTTCTTAGTCTTAAATGTTGCTTCGTTTATAAACCAATCATACCAATTACTGTATAATCGGACTCTCTCTTGATTATCATCGTTCGCAACTTGTTCCCAAGTTTTTGATAAATTGTTTATGTCGCCATGTATAGTTACTGCTTCATAATCACAACGACCAAAGGTGACAACAGGTTTACCGTGCAACATTGATTCTTGACCTGTTCCTGAGTTCACCACATATACAGCAAGCGACTTTTTGATTCCTTCGTTGATATCAACATCAGTCACATACTGCACATTTTTATATTGATTAATAATTTCTACTAATGGTTCCATTGAACCAATGTTTACTGGATGTCCCTTGAATATTACTTTCTTGCCACCATTATCTGCCCACTCACACATTGCCTTGACTACTTCAGGCACAGTCACATCACTATGATACTTAATGGTCTCATCGTGCGGTAGTTGTAGTGGCATGAATACATATTCTTCTTTTGGTTCCCACTCAGCTTCTGGTTGTAGATGCTTAAACTTCGTATTACCTTTTTCTATATATTCTTTCATAGATTCGTAAGCACCGCCATCTCTTTCTACTGTAATATCAAACCACTCTTTATATGCTGATCCACCACCCCAACCTTTTTTGTCAATTGTAAATAACCATGGGAACACTGTTTGCATGTAATATCTGCAGTTATCACCACCACCCCATATAGATTTTTCAGAGTGAGGAACATATATCATACTTTGTTCTTCATCAAACCATTCGCAAATAGTATTATTGAAGAACCAACGAGGTGCTTGAATAATAAGCGGAGTTGTATGCATATGTTCAGTACGAATTGCTGAAAGTGCATCGATAAAATTGCCCCAATGTATTCTTATTGGTTCGATATCTAATTTCGCCCAGTCTACACCAGAGCGTTTGAACATAAGATCTAAACGTGGAGCAAGTATGATAGTGTCCTTGCCTTGTGTGTATTCTTTTGCCTTGTCCCATTTATTCTTTTCAGAGACATACGTTTCATTGTCATACTTGCGTGGACCTTTACCTGTCCAAATAGCAGTTCCCTGTTTGAACTCCCAGTCCATAAACTCACCGTCAAACTTCTCAACATAATTTTCAGGAACTTGTTCCATCACAGCGTTAAGTGCTATCTGATCATTGAACCACTGAAGTGGCAATCCTTTTAGAGTTTGAGCAACTGCCTCACAAACCTTTTCTGCTTCTTTGTCAAAGTAAACCGCACCTGCTGCAACTGCAGTTCCTGCCTTCTCCCAACCAACAGTTCCTGGTAATGGCTCACGTGGGAAATATCCAATAGGTTTATTTGGAAACTGAAATTTCTTCATAACTAAACAATCTATGTCTAGTATCAACATCTTTTCTGCAAACTTCAGTAGATACGGTGCAATCTCAAAACGTGTGCATGCATAGTATGCTCTTAGTTCTTCTGATTTTAAATTGTCTAAAGAAACATCATGAAATGTAAATGTTGTATGTGTTTTAGAGGTAGAATTTAAAATTGCAGCATAAGATAAAACTTCATCTGTGGGATTAACCACATGCATGTGCACATTAAATTCGTTATTAGATGCTGAATAAAGAAATGGACCAGCGTGATCCATAAAGTATTTTGAATCGCATGCAGCAAATACTACAGGCGATGTTGGTAGTTCACCATATATCATATTATTGTCCTTGGGATCCGTCGAATCCGTTGTTTGCTTTGTAATCTTTTTGACTCTCTTTAGTATACCCTATCCAGTCTTTAGAGTCAAGGGAATAGTAATCAGTCAACTTCATACCAGAGTCGAGCGCTTCTTGATAATACTTATCAAACAACTCCTGTACGTCCGCTCTGCGATGCTCTCGGACTTCTCCATCGTACCAATGACTTCTACCTTCAGATTGTAAACGAGGTATTGCTCGCTTCAAATGCATCTGCGATGCCATATCTGTATAGTGTAGTATCTTTATGTCCTCAAGTTTATCATTCTCACCATCGAAGTTATTCCACTGACGATCAAACGATTGTTGTAGATGTGGACGTTGTTGTATTGCGCTGAATAACTGCTGATGTGCGTTAGGAACGCTCTTTATCATTTCAATGTTGGGCAATACTTGGCCAGCACGTTGACAGTTCCACTTTGCCACGCACGTTCGCCAATCACCTTTCATTTGTATTATTGCGCTATCGTTCCAACGATTATTCCACAGTTCAGCAAGATCTGCCAATACGATCATATCACTGTCCATGTAGATCGCCTGTCCTTTATAATCGCAAGCAGCAGGAATTGCCCAACGAAATCCACTGAAAGGAGTTGCCCAAGTTTCGCCTTTCCAACCTGACCAGAAACCTTCAGTCTCGTGTTTCATCCAAGTTATGTCTATTGGCATACTACTATGTTTTTTAGCAGTATATTCTAACACCATTTGTGTTTCAGCATCTTCTCCGTTAGGAGCGCACCCTACAAATAGTTTAATAGACTCCATTGAACTTTTCCTCTCCCATTTCATTGTACTCTGGCATTAACTGATCAGCAGACTTCAATCTACCTCCAAGTCCAGCACATCCCTTACAGATGCCCTCTTCTCTTTCTTTACGCCAAGTCTCGAACTTCTCACCTTCCCAAATGTCTTTGATTGAACCATCTACACCCACCTTGCCAAATACAGGTTCGAGTTTGTAGTTAATGCAACAGGTAGTAAGTTCTCCACGGAAGTTTATATTGATAGTCTTGTATGGTTGTTCACATAGTTTCACACCAATATCATTACCATACTCAGGCATGATGTCAATAAAACTATGAATCTTTTTCCACTCAATCGGAACTCCATGTTTCTCAGACCATGCTTTGAAATCTTCAACTTCAGATTCATTCTTTTCGTTGAGTGTAATCTTTGCATTAAAATTTCCTGGAATATTTTTCTTAACTTTCACTTCCCAGTAATTTACGATGTTATTGAGCACACGTTCTAAGTGCGGTTTGCCATGTATGACTTTATAATTTTCTGCATCCAATGTATCAAGTGATACTTTGATCTCATTAAATGCACGCAGTAGATCTTCAGGATCGTGCTCATCCAATGCCACTGCATTAGTGTTCATCATTGTTTTAGGAAATCCCATTTTCAGTGCGTAATGACCACGACTTGCTAGATCACCCACTACAGTTGGATCACCCATTGGTCCACATACATTGAAAGTGTGTAGTGAAGGAATCTTTGAACCCTGATCAATGATTTCTTTTACCATTTCAAAAGGCATGTCATATACTTTGTTTGCCTTTTTAGTTTGTTCTTTTACTTTCTTTGGATCATTACGCCAACAAAAGAAACACGCTTCATTACATCGAACAGTCTGATCTACAATCATCATGAATGGATTGTATTTTAATTTTTGTTGCCCTACAGTATCATCTATGATCCTCAAACTCATACTTTAAATTCTCCACTTCCCATTTAAATGCTTTGCGAACAGTCTCTATATCTTTATCAGCATACAGTTCACTGTAATGTTTGTCTTTTCTTATACCCGACTTTAAATTATACTTCGAAAAGGCATCAAAGTCAAGTTTTATTCCAACCTTCTCCATAACTACAGGCAATTCTTCTTTAAAATCTTCCCATCGTATTATAATGCAGTTTACTGCATTCTTATATCTTAGTGAGTCTACTGGCAAATTACTGAAATTCTGTAAGAACTGAGAGAATGACATTTCTTTAGGAATGGTGTTTATCTTGTCTCTGAAAAAATAGTATTGACTCACGCACTTGTCCCATGGATTACGATCAAACGTAAACACACGGAATGTTTCCGCTTCTGGTTCGAACTCTTTTATTTTTTCCCACGGCATATGACCCTTTGAACTATTAGGCATATTGTACCATGGATAATTATCTACTATTGATCCTGTAGACTTATCCTTCTCAGGATCAAAGTGATTATCAATGATATACTTTTCAAACGAAGTACCACCGACCTTTCTTGTTTTGATAAAAATAAAATTATGTGTATATGATATAATCATTATGTATCCTGTATTTTGTAGCACTCATTTAGCAAGCGACCTTCAATAATATGTTGTGGTTTATTGTGCCACTTACCATTTATATTTTCATTTAGAAATAAATCTGTCTCAAGCACGTTATGTTCAAACTGCAATCTTACCTCTTCATAGTTGCAGTCACCTTCAGTTATATGAAGAGACAAGATGATTCTACGGAATTGCTGAACTCCGTAGAATTTAACCATCTCTTTTAACAACTCATTAGAACCGTAATAACTTTTCCAGTTTGATTCACTTTTTACACGACGCGATTTACCTTTAGTCTTTCTTCTGCTATAAAAGTATTTGCGTCCGATATATTTTCTTTTATCGATATTACATTCAATGACGTAGCAAAACCCAACAAAGTTTCCTATATGTTCTGTTGTAAATGGTTTGTCATTAAACATCCATGGGTTTTCATATTCTTCACTTTGTTTCGTACTCGATTTCTGGGGCATATTCTTGTTCTTCTTCTCCATCATCAATATCAGTCAAGTCAACATCCGTTCCACAAAACGGACAATATATCGGTTCTTCTACATAATGATTTATATTGTTGTCAACGTAGTTGATCTGATAATCAGCACCGCACCCATCACAAATGAGTTCGTATACGATTTCAGCCATGTTTCTTCTCTCCTTCTGTTTCTTTGTTATGCATATGCTTCATCCCAACCACCTGTCAAACCTGCTACTTCATATTCAGTAACACGATTCTCAAAGAAGTTAGTGTGATCAGCACCATTCAATACCCACTCTAACCATGGCAAAGGATTATCTTTGACACCGTAGTTTGGTTTTAATCCAAGTTGTAATAACCTTCGGTCTGTGATGTAACGAATGTAGTCTTTCACTTCTTGAGTTTCCAAACCTTCAATCTGTCCCATCTTATAAGCAAGATCAACAAACTTGTCTTCAAGTTTTACTGCTTGCCTTGCCATCTTATATATGTCTTGTTTGAACCCATCGTCCACAATACGCCCATGTTCTGCGCAAAATGATTTGAAGAGTTTAGAGTTACCCTCTACATGCATAGACTCGTCACGAATACTCCACTCTACTACCTTACCCATACCCTTCATCTTACCGAACCGTTGAAAGTTCAATAACATTACGAACGACGCAAACAGCGCAACACCTTCGTTAAATACAGACTTCGCAAGTGATAGTCCTAGTCCACGTTGAGTAGAAGGATCTGCTTCCATCATAAACTCTACCTTGTCTACCATTTCCTTGTACTCTAAGAATGCATGGTACTCACTATCAGGTAGTCCAAGTGTCTCGTTCAATAGTGCATACGCACGTTGATGAATGCCCTCACGTGCTGCAAACGAACCGAGCATATTACGAATTTCATTATTTTTAAATTTTGGAATAAATTGGTCGTAATAGTTTTGACCAACTGCTACATCCGACTGAGTAAACAATCGAAGGATATTTGTAATGTAATCCTTTTCTACTGCAGAAATCTTACCACCTTTCCAATCAGCAACATCTTCCGATAGATCTGCTTCATCCTCAATCCAGTGTGCCTTTTCATGTCGTGTAGTAATCTCTACTGCCCACGGATAGTAGAAAGGTTTGTATGTCTTAGAAAAGTCAATCAATCCACCTGACTGTTTCTTGACCAATGTATCCTTCATCTTCATCAACTCATCATATCCCCCAATGTTTTTTCCATCAATCAATATTTGTGGAACAGTTTTCGCTGTAGGGAACTTTTGAAAAAATGCTAGTCTTTGTTCTTCATCATACAGTTTGTTTTCTGTATAACTGAATCCATGACTAGTAAACCAATCCTTCGCCTGTATGCAATATGGGCAATTATCTTTAGTATAGATTTCTATTTCTGGTTGGTCAAGCTTGACATGAACTGCATTCATCTTCGGTCTCCTGTGGTGTGTCTGTGAACTCTCTTAATTTATCTCTTGCTACTTTTTGTGATACGTTTTCTGCTCTGTTAGATGTTTCAGTTCTTAAATAATACAAACCTTTTCCACCGTACTTCCAAGCATTAAAGTGTACCTTATGCAGATATGCTTTGTTTGCTCCAGCAGGGAAAAATACGTTTAGTGATTGTCCCTGACATAAGTATGCCTGACGATCACCACCTTGCTTGACTACCCAGTTTTGATCAATCTCGATAGCAGTCTTAAATACTGCTTTTAAGTTATCAGGCATCCAATCAAAATGTTGAACCGAACCACCATTAGTAATAATCGATGACCAAGTTTTTTCATCATTCTTACCAAGACTTTCAAGAACTTCTACTAGATACTTATTCTTTGTAAGATGCGATCCTGCACGTGTACGACTCGTAAACGCATTTGCCTTCCACGGTTCAATACTCGGTGAAGTCCCACCAATTAACGAACTGTTAGCATTAGGAGCAATTGCCAGTAAGTGCGCATTACGAACTCCCCAACCTTTCATATCAGGTGCTTCGCCACGTTCTTTAGCAAGAACCTCTGACTCTTGTATTGCCATTTCTTGAATAGACTTGAACATTTCTATGTTCAGATCCAATGCTTCTTGCGACTCAAACGCAATACGATGCTTCTGTAGATAGGAGTGATATCCCATTGCTCCAAGTCCGAGAGAGCGCTCTCGCTCTGCCGAATATCTTGCGCGACTAATAGTATCAGGTGCATTGTCAATAAAGTACTGCAACACATTATCTAAGAATCGTATTAGATCGCCAACGATACCTTCGTCACGCCACTCATCATATCGCTCTAAGTTTAACGAGGACAAACAACATACCGCAGTTCTATCATCGCTTGTTGCTAGGTGAATTTCATTACATAGATTGCTACCATGGATCTTTAGTCCAAGTTTTTTCTGTGCTTCAGGTAATGCTCTGTTCGCTGTATCGATAAAGTTTAGATATGGTTCACCTGTACGATATCGTGTTTCGAGTAGCATTTCCCATAACTTACGAGCAGGCATAGTATCCCGAACTTCTTTACTATTAGGATCTTTCAAATGCCATATTCCGTTATCACGCACTGCTTCCATAAACTCATCTGATAGATTTACTGCGTGATGTAGATTTAGATTCTTACGATTCACATCACCAGTAGGAACACGCATTTGAATAAACTCAACGATGTCTGGATGATCAGCATCCATATATGCAGCGTATGAACCTTTGCGTGTAGTTCCTTGACGATACGCAGTCATATCCGCATCTACTGTATGTAGAAAGGGAATAGGACCAGGAGCAATGTCACTAATACTACGAACGTCTGACCAATGACCACCTACACCACCACCCTTTACGGATAACCATCGCAACTCTGATGTGTGATCAATCAAACCTTCTAATGTATCAGGGACGTATGATAAGAAACACGAGATCGGTAATGCCTTTGCCTTTTGATCAGGCAGTGGAGCATTAGATAGAATAGGAGAACTAAACATGAACCAACCCTTAGACGCACCATCATAGATGCGTTGCGCTAATTCCATGTCGCCATAACTATATGCTACTGCTGCACGAGCGAATGCTTCTTGTGGTGACTTCTCATCTTTTCTACAATAATAATCTTTTAATAATTTAAATGCCTGATCTGAAAGTAAACGATCCCTTCGGGCATCAATATTGATGCCTAAATGTTGCCTTGCCATATTATCCCCTTAATCTTTTTCTACAAACGACTCGGAAAGTGGAAATATATCCGCAATCACCTTTGCACACGCACGTGCTACGTTCATATGTTCCAGTTGCGTTCCGTTTGCACTTCTCAATTCTATGTAATGTATCCACGAACGCAATGTACCATTCATATACATTCGTGACATCGTTAATCCTTCTGGTAGTACTGCCCTTGCTTGTTCTTTTGCGATTCCTCTAGTTATTGCCCAAGAGTATGCAGTTTTCGCTGCATCGATGACTTTGTTTTGATATTGTTCCCACTGAGCATGTAATAACTGATCATCAGAAACAACTGAATTTTGTCTATTTTTAAGATCTTGTAATCTTGCTTCACGTGTTACGAATTCTAAATCTTGCGTAGGATCAGCATATCTTTGACTAAATTCCTGAAACGAAAAAGATCTATGTCGCAATATTTGTCGAGCAATATCTCTAGTCGTTTCTATTTCTAGACAAGCACTGGTCATCTCAAGTGGCGACCAATGTTTATGCTTCACCAAGTAATTTATAAGTTTCTCAGATGTTGCTTTATTGTTTTGATTCGATGGGTTTGATACTCTAGCGCAATATGCAATTAGATCTTGTACATTTTCTACACCGTCGTTTATCATTTCTTCACTTGGCATAGACCAAGACACTAATTTAACATTCATCATACAAACGATCCCACTTTCAATACCCAATTTTCTGCTGCATCTTCAGCATACTGTATACTATGACCAACACAGTTTATCGCTCTAACAAGATTATCATTTTCATAACAATAAACAAATGGTATTCCTAGATCAAACCAAATTTTTGCTACTCTTGTTCCATCATCACTTGCAAATTCGCTGACATTCATCACGCTTTCCTCCAACTATCGTTTTCTCTTATCCACAGTTTGTTGTCCATACCTATTCCGAACTTCACTCCCTTGTACTCCAGAAACACGTCGGGGATTATGCATCCCAAACCACTGAACTCTTCTTCTGTTAACATTGGTTTTGGTTCGCATTCAGTCCCCCTTGTTAGTTCGAATATGTCGGTCATGATCTTCTCCACTCACTCAATTTTGCCTTCGCTGATAGACCTTTGAAGGTACTTGTACTTATAATACTTTGAATCTCTAAAGGGTCTCTGCCAGCAAGTATCATATCATTTATATCTTTTTCTTTGACATAATTTGGTATCAAACTGACGCTGTATCCCATGTCGATTACTTTCTCAATTCTACCCAATATATCTTTGTTTCTCGGTTCATTATCAAACACAAATACAATATCTGACGCACCAATCATAGATATACTTTCCACTGACAAGTCTGCACCACCCATCGCAACTGCGTTATCTAGGAACATACTATCGATTGGACCTTCAACTATGTACACAGTCTTTGTGGAATCAATCCCATCAAGACCAAATATCTTAGGTGTGTTATCTTGCAACTTCACTGTTATATATCGCAAAGAAGTCTTGCCAAACGCTCTGCCTTGGAATCCCAGTAATTTATTATTTTTGTCAATGAACGGAATAATCAAACGTGGTTCATCCTTCTCAACTATGTTGAATTTTTCAGGAGCGAACTGATGAGCAAAGGCATTAAACTTCGGTGCGTAGAATAATTTATAATGAAAGTTTGCAGGTATTTTACGCGAGTTGATATACTGCTTCGCAGGATGATTAGGATCAAGTTGAGATATCTTCTTCAACCTTCCTAGAGGCGTTTTAAGATACTCAGGTTTTTTCTTGAACCTTAGTTCAGGTTTGCTCTTGCCGACGTTTAGGGGACGCCTATCACCGTCAGAGAACCGCTCTAGAGCATATTCCTTCTGTAGTTGAGGATTAACGTGCTTGAGTAGACCATTCAGCGTCGTACCGTGTCCACAGTTGTGGCACTTGAATATGGGTTTGTTTTCCTTTTGGAAAATGTATCCACGTGTCTTAGTTTTGTTTGATTGAGAGTCGCCACAGAAAGGGCAACGGAAGTTGTATACTCCACTGTTCTTCGACTTGAATTGCTCAAGAGAAGCAGATGCGAGATTTATGTATTTTGTATCAATATAATCCATAGGAGTTATTATATATGGAAACCCCTATGAAGGCAAGTTTTTTATCTAAAAAATCCCTTTATAGCGTCTAAACCACCTAATAACAACCAACCAACCACTATACCACCGCCCATCACGATCCACTTCCAACGTTCTACGTGCTTGAGTCGTTCATCTAAACGCTCTAACTGAATCACTTCCTTCTCATTATGCAAACGTTGATCTTCTCGCAACTCTTTTATTTCTGACATAATAGCGTTATGCGATTTTTCAATCTCACCATGCAATTCATCTTTCATGTCATTTATCCTTATGTGGAGTTTCTCAATGTGTTGTTCTGTTTCCACACGTCGATCCTCCATGAGTTGGAAAAAATCAATATCTTTAGTATTGGGTGGCATTAGACTGAGTTATCTACAAGAATAATAGTGAAATCAGCGCTAATGGTTGCGTTCGAAGAACCTCTAGTTCTCAAATCAATGTCTGTCTTTTCAGTAAACTTTACTGGCGAAGGATAATCTAATTGCTGATTGCCTTGATTCAACGACATTGTTGCCTGAACTCTAAATGCTCCACCAAAAGGTCGTTGAAATAAAAATAAATCTACAACTTGGTTCTTACTAGCACTTGCGCTAAGATTGAACATGTATCCAGTCTTACCTGCTGGAATAGTATAGAAACACTGTAAAGTTTGTCCAAACCCAGCACCAATTTCTGTGACTACTGTTGTGCTTCTTTTTACTTGAATCTTTCCAATGTTGGTTGCAGTATTCATAAATGCACGATTAACTCTTGCGAAGTTTACAGCACCTGCTGCTGTTGGAGTCGCTCCAGTAAGAGTAAATGTTTCTTCAGCAAAGTTATAATTTTCATCTAATCCCTCTACTGTCACATCAGTTATGTCTGATCCAGAAGAAGAAACTACTGTCACTGGACCAGCACTGTATGTCCAGTCGTATAGAGCAGTTGCATTTGTATCTGCTGCAGTCCATACGGTTGACATTGTTCCAAGTGCAGTTCCGTATACAGAACCGTATTTGTTGACACCTTGATAACCTGCTAGATCTCCAGAAGCAATGATAATGTTCGACGCTGGTCCAAAAGAATTGACAATGTTTCCGTCTTGGTCTGCCATCATCACTACTTCGAAGATGGTTCTTCCGTCGTTTAGGTAGTCATTAGTGTCTATTCGATATTGTGCCACTTTACAATCCTAGATTTTTCATGAAGTCTTTGCGTTTCTTTAACGCCTCACGCTTCATTTTACCTTCCATATATCTTCGAAGGAACATTTTAGTTTCTTTCTTTCTGGCGTCCATCTTCTTCCAATCAGAAGGATCATCACCAGTACCAGCAACTGCTGCACCTGTAGCGTTAGCAGGTGCATCTTCAGCAATAAACTCATTGAGTTTTTTCGTTACAGTTTTATCTAACATATCTAGATTCTCCATAAGATCGCACGCGAGTTCCTCATCAGTGTAATGCCCTTTGGGGTTGGCATGTTCTCTGAGGAGTAACAAAGCAGCAGCATATGATGCTAATCTTGATTTACCACCAGGAAGTTTTCCAAGCAAACGCTTGAGATTAAATGTCAAACGATCAAAGTATCCCATCGCTGATTTTTCTTCAGAAGTCTCTGCCTTCTTCAACGATGTGCCGTCCTTATCAATAAGTCCGAGTTTGAATGCTTCGGTCTTATCAAAAGGTGTAGTCAGTCTCTTCAGAAACTGATATACTAGGACTAGATCTACAAATTTGCTTGCCATTAAATTTTCCTAAGAGTATTTACAATGTAGATGTCTAATGGTATGTTAGTATCAACTACATTCTTTCCATCTATTTTGCCGATATCAGTTGGCCAATAACTAAGAAACATCAAAAATGGTTTCAAGTAATGGTGATATTCAGTTAGACTAAAGAACAACATACGTGTCATTGCTCTTGATTCAAACATATTATAGAGCACCATCAGATGATTTAATATCAATCGTTCTTTTAACACACCACTTTTCTTATACTTCTTAAATAATCTTTTAATGTAGCATATTCTTCGAAGATCTTCACGAAACTCTAATAAATCCGTACAGTGTGGATTCATATAATATTTCATGGCGAAAAGTTGGAAGTTATCTTCCGTCAAATTTTCAAACATATATTATATTATATTATGAGAATACGCTCAATGCAACCCTTTTAATCGTTCCTGATGCAGTTGCTACATAAATGTAGTTCGCATCAAACCATATTGACCCAACTCCATATCCCTCAGATGATGCGTTGTTGGATGATGGAGTATCTGATGACATTCTCAAGTTTCCATTAAAGGTAGTGTTTGCAGTAACAGTCATCTTATTACCATTTATAGTGTTGTTTGCGCTCGTTCTAAGAGTGCCACTAATAACGGTATTCGCTGAAACACTTCCGAAGAAGTGATTCAGCGTGATCTTTTTACTTGCAGGTGTACCGTTTGGATCATCAACGATCATCAAAAGGTCGTCGGCAGTCGTACTTGTCGCTGCCGTTAGTTCCGTGACCTTTTTATCTGCCATTAGTTATTCTCCAATTTATTCAGGGAACTTATCATCGTCAGCAGCATCACCAGTAATAGATGAACCAGCAACGAGTGTTTCGTACTGAACACGTCCAGAACGACCACCAGAACCTGCAGTTCGAACTACCCAACCAGCGTGAGGAACTGCTAATTGCTCAGTTGATACCAATGCAGCAGTAGCAGTAGCAACACCAGCAATAGTAGTATTACCGCCAGTGAAAGAAACTGTTGGAATTGAT